CGTCGAGCTGGACGTAGCTGTAGAGGGTGGTCACGGGAAAGCCAAACTGCCGTGACAGGTCGCGCATGGAAGGCGGGCGTTTGTTTTGGGGGTCAAGAGCGCGTTGGAGTAAGAGTTTGTAGCGGAGCATGAATTCACCTGCTATTGGTTTGTGTCGTTGTAGCCGGAATCGCCGGTGGTGCGCTGGTTGTATTCGGGGGTGCGGTCGTTCCAGGTGGAGCGCTGGGTGCCTTCTTGCCCGGTGTAGGGGTTGGTGTTGCCTTGGGTGGAATAGTTGTTGTTGTAGCTGCTGTCGGGGCTGGACCGAAAGTGGCCGGAAACGTAGGTGCCGTCGCTGCGGGTGTAGCCGTTGACGTATTCGCCGGCGGTGGCGATGGCGGCAAGTAAAAGTATTGCGGCGATAATCATGGTTGCTGTTTTCATTTGTTCCCTCCTGTATGGTTGTCGGATGCTCCGCTACAAACTTAACAAAATGTACCAAATAATTATGAACACCAGGCGCGAATGACTGAAAATGATCTTTCAAGAGAGCTTCGTTCTTCTGGTGCGTGCTGCATGTAAAACCGGTCCAGTTCTTCAAGGGTATAGCCAATCATGTCTCTTGAAAAAGACATGGGAGTATCGTGGAATATGACGATGGAAATCAGGTCGCCGATGCTCTCGGCGAGGATGGCGGCGTTTTCAATTTGGATATGAGTCATTTTGCGAAAAACAGCGTACCTGGTCCGCAGAAGATCGCGGTAGATATCGGTTTCCGGCATGTCAGGGTTGGCGCAGCGGAAAAGATTGTAAGACCTCAACATGGTTTTTGCGGTGCTCGCCGGGCCACCGGGGCATTTTGAAAGCAGTTTGTTAATAAAACCCATTATTCCTCCAAATATTTATTTCAGGTAGTTCTCCAACCAAGTCGTCTCATCTCTATTTTGAGTTCGATTCCTTCGAGACTGAGCCCCCTCCGACGTCTTTCCACGACTCTTTCGCTCCACAATACAGTTCGGCAATTTCAATAACTTTGTCTTTTTCTGCCTGGTTCAGTTTGCGATAGGTTTTGATCAGGTACATCTCGTCGGCGGTCAGGGGTTGATTGCCGTAGCCCGATTTTGTTTCGGCGACCGAGGGTGGTGGTCTTATTTCGCCCTCGCCGCTGGATAACCAAACTGAGTTTATTTCAAGAACATTGGAAAGCTTTTCGATTAAAAGAACGCTTGGTGTTTTTTTGTAAAGTTCTGTCATGGATTCCAGCTGGCCGATGTACGCCGCCGAAACGCCAACGAGCCGAGCTGTTTCGGCCTTGCTTAGTTTTTTTTGCTCTCTGGCTTCTTTCAATCGAGAGCTAAACTCAGTTAATTTTTCCGTTGACATGACGATAAACTCAGCTTATTTTTATTTGCATCACTATATTTGCTCCGGGGCGACGGAACTTGATCGGCCGGACGCCTGATTGGAGTTTATCGATTCGTTGGCCTGCTTAAGCCAGTCGATGAACTGGTCTATCTGGTCGGGTGAGACAAGGATGATGGAGTGGGTTTCTTTTTTGGGATCTTCTTGCGTGATGCGAATTTCTCCTTGGTCGGTTATGTCGAGAGTCAACGGTTCGACTCTTTTTCTGAAATTGGACACGGGGATATTCCTTTTGAAAGAAAGGTTGCCGATGGGGCATGGGCAACCGTCTAGTCTTTTTTGGGCGATTTGCCGGGTAAACCCATTGCCATCGTTTTGGCCACGATCAAGAGTGACTGGCGCTGCTCTTCGCCTAGACATTCAAAGTACTCGATCAGTTGCCATTCTTCGTCGGACACCCGGCGATGAATCTGGGTTACCGCGGGCACTCCCGCGTATTGAAGCATTTCGCCTTCGCCGGTTGCGAGCCATTCGGAACTGACGCCCATGACCTTGGCGACCTTCAAAATGCTGGACTCTGGCACTTTTTTTCGAGTTCTCCACTTACTGGCTATTCCACTGGAGAGGCCAATTTTTTCAATCATATCCTGCTGGTTCTTGGCTTTCGCGGCAAAAATCATTCTGTCTATGATTGCATCTACGGATGCCGATGTCATTTTTTCTGTTGACATAAGTGCCAATGTCATTTAATTTTATCTTGAAATTACTTACACCAAGGCGTTCGAGGGGTGGTAGAGCCCGCTCAATCGTTTGACTGTAATTATTTACAGCAAAAAAAGCAAGGAGAAGTCATGGAATCCAGTGCGGCCAATGATCGAAAAAAACTGGGTGCCCCTCATAAGGCACCGGAAAGCAGGGTTACGAAGTGTCGTTACTCATTCGGCGTCCCGGAGGGGCGCGTGGATGAGTTGCTGAGGGAGGTTGGACGGCGGGGCATGCCGATTTCGACGTTTGCGCGGGAGGCTGTTTTGCTTCGGCTGGACGAAATCCGCCGAGAAGAAAGCAAGGATGGGTAAATGTGTATCTGTTTATTATCATGATAAACAATGTGTATCCGACTTTATTTATTGGGCAAAGACCACAAGTTGGACGGTGGAGGCGATGGGTTCTTATACGGGTATGTGTCCGAGGTGCGGCGGGGCGAGGTTTGACGGAGCGTGTCTGATGTGCCGTTTCGACGGGCCGGGGCGTGGATCTAAATATGCGGAGCCGCCGGCTTCGGCCGATTGTTCTGTTTTGAACGCGATCCCTGCCGGGGAAATACTGACGGCTACCGTTGTTTTTCGGAATAGGGTTCATGACGACCGGGAAACGTTTTCAGTGACGCTGGATTTGCCGCAGGGGCGCATTGTTGCGTGTTCGGGGATCAGTTTTGTCGGGGCGCTTAAGAAGTTTGCCCGGCGGTGTGCTCTTGACCTGCCCGGGCTGGTGGGCGCTTTGCCGAAAAATGAAGTTGGTTGTACGCCGTTGGGGGAAATGATTGGGCTGGTCGAGCCGGGGTGCAAGCTAAGGACAAAGGTTAAGGCTGGGTAACCGGCTTTTTTTGTTGGGCAAAGATCGAAGATCGGACGGTGGAGGCGTTATGAGTGAGTTTCAGTCGGGTTTGCTGGTGGGGGCGTTGCTGGGGGGCTGGGTGTTGGTGGTGATCATTTGCCTGGTTGCGTTTGTCCGGGAGGGCGTCCCGCGTTATCGGCAGGGGTTGAAGTGCCCTTTTTGTGGCGGTCGGGATTTGTACCTGGACGGTCTGGAAATCGACCAGGAGTGGCATCATTTTGTGGCGTGCCGGCAGTGCAGCGCGGAGGGTCCGATTGCGGCGACGGAGCCGGAGGCTTGGGCGCTGTGGGGCGGGTTTTCGGCGCGGGTTGCGATGGATGGTCCGGCCGAGGCGGCGGAGGGTGTCGTATGAAATCCAATGACCTGGCGGATATCGTGGATGCGTTGGAGGGGATGAGCGATGCCGAATTGTTTCAGATCAACGATGCACTGGCCCGGTTGATGTTGGCGGGGCTGGGGGATGTGGCCGTTAAAGATGTGGCCGGTCCGGCGGAGCTGGTTTGGGAAACGGTGCGCAACCGATTTTGAGGAGGGGCCATGGCTCTGAACGATGGTTTTGTCGATCTGCATGCGGTTTTGCTGGCGGATATCGGGAGTTTGACCCAGGCGTGCGAGTTGTGCGTGCGGGGGTCGGGGTTGGCTCCGAAGGCGGTGGCTGTGGCGTTGGGCATCGGTTACGACCATTTCACGCGGATGTTTCGGGAGCACGACAGTCGGCATTTTCCGCCGGATTTGATCGTGCCGCTGATGGAACTTTGCAAGAACCTGTTGCCGCTGGAGTGGCTGGCGTATCGAATGGGATACGCGCTGCACGAAAAGTCGCTGGCGGCGGTACTGGTGGCGATTCGCGATGCGTTGCAGGCGGACGGACGGGCGCCTAAGTTTTTGATTTGCGCGCGGGGCAGGGTTATTGCGGATGGAGGCGCGGCATGAACTGGAATCGGATCGATCGCTTGACGGACAGGATGGAGCGCGGCGCGGCGGTGGTTCTGGTGGCGGCGTTGCTGATGCTGTTGACGGCGCATGGTTTCGACGCGCTGTTGTGGCAGGTTGAGCGTGCGGCGCTCGGACCACGGGTGGTGATGGTGGATGAGTAACCTTCGGTGTTTTTTCTGCGCTACTCGGTGCTCCGAGGCATTCAGGGGCGCCCATGCCAGGGCGGTATGGAACGCCATGGGCGAGGAGCGGGAAATACCCGTGTGTGAGCAGTGGACGGAACGAACCTGGGTGGTTCGGCGGGATCGGCGGGCGGAAAGGCGAAAGACGGGCCATGGAAACAATCGGGGCTGAACAGTTTGAGCGGTTGCTGAGGCGGGTGGTGCGGGAGGAGTTGGGCGCGTTGCTGGGGACATCCGGACCGCCGCCGTCGCTGCCGATGATGGATGGTTGGGCGCTGGCTCGGGAGGCGAATCCGAATCATCCGTTTTTGCTGAGCGAGCGGGAACTCAATCAGGCGGAGTCGCTGCTTGCGGCCGAGGAACGGCCGATTTTGCGCCACCGGGTTTACGCGGCCCGGTTCGAGAAGGCGGGAAACAGGAAAGCGGCGGAAAGAGAGCGGAACAAGGCGAACCTGTTGGAAAATGCGTTAAGCGGGGTTGAGGCGATATGAAACCCGGCCAGTGCTCGACTGAGTGTGAACATATCCGGTCGTTTCTCCGGGGGTTTGACGGGAAAATCATCCTGGCGCCGTACAACGCAAAAAATCGGGTCGCGACCTGTGCGTTGAAACCTGGAATTGAATTACGGCTGAGATATTGTGCGGTGTGCTGGCGTGACGAGGAGAACTGAGAATGGCCCGAAAAATTCACTGTGCCGGATGCGGAACCTATTTGGGCGAATTGCGCGATGCGACGTTGAGAATCGATGTTTCGCATCTGTGTAAAAAAATGCGAGACGGAGCGGGAAGTGATGGTTTCGTTGCGGCGGGCTGGAACGAGGGACACGGTGGGTGATCTGTTCGGGGTTTTGCGGAATGGGAAGTAAACCAGGAAAGGAGCAATGCATGGATCAGGAGAAGGTGAGTTTGGCCAGTTTGATGGGGGGAATGGCGGTGGAGCGGTTTGACGATGCCCTGGCGCAGGTTCTGGCCAATATCGTGGACCCGAACACGGCGCCGATGGCGAAGCGGGAAGTGGTGCTAAAGGTGGAGTTCAAGCCGGATCGTGGACGGGGACTGGGTAAGGTCGCCGTCCAGGTGCAATCCAAACTGGCTCCGCCGGAGAAGGTGGAGACGACGGTGTTCTTTTCGATGACCAGGGGGGGCCCGGTGGCGACGGAGCATAATCCGAACCAGATGCGATTGCCGCTTGAGGCACCGGAGTCGGGACCGGTCCACTCTCAATTTCAACCGTTGCGCCCGGTGGGAGGTGCCAAGTGATCGTAAAGGCCATTGAGAAGATTTTGTTTTTGGCAAGCATTCAGCAGAAGCAATTCGAGGGTCGCGATTATACCGACCGGGCGCTGGTTCCGGTCAAGCTTCCGGAACCCAAGGCTCTGGAGTTGAGTACGCTGACCGGCGTTAAGGACTACCTTGGGGAAAATCCGGATAGTTTAGAGCTGGATCAGGTGATGATCCAGGTGGTCAGCGCAAAGGCTGTGCGGGTTTTTTCGCGGCTGTCGGGCAAGTTCGAACAGCGGATGCCGTATCTGGAGGCGACTCACTCGTTGCCGGAATTTCCCTTTGGGAAGTACATGGATATCGAAACGTTCATCATCGAGTTGCAGGCGAAGTTTGTTCAGGACGAACTGACGGCCAATATCCTGCAATTGGTGGGAACGATTACCGACGACCTGATTCAGGTGTATGCGGATGACGGGGTGACGCAGCAGGTGACGGCCAAGAGCGGTATCGGAAGGGTGGAGCAGCGGATGGTGCCCAATCCCGTGGAGTTGGCGCCCTACCGCAGTTTTAACGAGATCGAGCAGGCGCGGTGCCGGTTTGTCTTTCGCTTGAAGAGCGGCAACGGCACGTCGAACGGGCGGCCGGCGGTGGCGTTGTTCGAAGCGGATGGCGGCGCCTGGCAGTTGGAAGATATTAAGCGTATCCGGGATTGGATGCGCCTGAATGTGCCGGAGGATGTGACGATTCTGGCCTAATTGGTAGGCCGGAAACATGGGTAGTTAAAACGTTTAATGGAGAGGAGCGGTAAATGAAAAAAATGGTTCTGTTGGGTTTGTTGTTGATGGTGGGATTGGTTGCTTGCGGGCCGGTCACGACGACGACGACGACGCGGGATCTGGCGAAGCAGCCGTCGCCGTGCGATCCGGTGTTGGAGCGGGATACGCTGATCGACACGGGCGAACTGCAGGACCCGGCGTTGCAGAGCGAGGCGTACAAGAACCGGCCGGCGTTTATCGTCTATGTGGTGGACGGTGAGGCCCGCTGTGTGCCGGTGGGCGGCGCCAGCGAGTAGTTTTTAACTTTTAACGATTGACGGCACCGGCTGCCGCTGGCGGCCGGTGCCGTGAAAGGTTAGCCGCCTCCCCGAGAGGCGCTACAATTTTTGAGGAGCAAGACTATGTTTGTGAGCAGAGACGAACGGGGCCGGATTGACGGCCTACGCCTTGGGCGAATTATCGGCGCCGTTATCCTGATGTTGGTCGGCCTGTTTCTGGCGCTGGGTTCGTGGTTCATCGTCCCGCCTGGCTACTCTGGCGTCATTACACGCGCCGGCAGTATTCAGGAAACTATTTACGAAGAAGGCTTTCACTTGAAATTGCCGTTGATTGAGACAGCGCACGACGTGAACACGCAGACCCTGACTTTTGCAGGCAAGGGCATTGACGCCGGGACGCGCGACCTGCAAAGCGTAACCGCCGAGGTTGCCGTGATCTTCAGCGTTGACCGTGTGGACGCCAAGGACGTTTACCGAAACTATCGGGACGTGGAGACGCTGCAGGCGCGAGCCCTGCAACCGGTGATTGAAGAAGCTTTTAAGTCGGCGGCGGCTGGGCATACGGCCGAAGAGCTTATCACTCAGAGGACTTCGGTGCGCGACAAACTGCTGACCAGCGTGCGCGAGAAGTTGCAGCCCCACTATGTGACAGTGAAAGACGTGAACATCACGAATTTCGCTTTTTCCAAGGGCTTCAGCGTTGCTGTCGAGGCGAAGGTCACGGCGGAGCAGCAGGCGAAGAAAGCCGAGCACGACCTTGCGCGGATTCGCACCGAGGGCGAACAGCGGATTGCCACAGCGAAAGCCGAGGCGGAAGCGATCAAGGCCCAGGCGGAGGCGATTAACAAGCAGGGCGGCGCCGAGTACGTGCAGCTGAAGTGGATTGAAAAATGGAACGGCACACTACCGACAACGCAGCTCGCAGCGGGTGGTGCCACGCCGCTGATTCAGTTGCCAAAGTAGCCACAAGGCGGTTAACGATGCGAAATTATTCCGCCGGTCGCAAACGGCGGAATAATCCGGCGGGCGTGGTGGCCCGGCGCTGATGAGCAGCCAGGGAGAGACGACATGGAACTGGATCATTGTAATGGCCCGCGGGCGGCGGTGGATTTTGCCGAGTTTCGGCCGTTGCTGGAGGAGTTGTTCGAGCAGATTAAACAGAGCGTGCGCCAGCATGGGGATTGGCGCGAATACGACGAGGGCCTGGTGTTCGAAGCGGTGACGGGAGAATGGGACGAGTATCGGGAGGCGCTGCTTGCGGGCGATATGTTTGGCGAGCATGGCCAGATCGCGGAATTGATGGATACGGCGGTAACCGCCCTCAAGGGCGTTTTGCAGTTGCGAAAGCTTCACGGAACCCCTGGCGGCTCGTAGTTATTCAACTGTTTTTTTTACGGAGACGTCGCTAAGGGTAAAATCTCGCTGGCCGAGTGGCTCTTACGGGCGTCGGGGGTTATTAACGATAGGTGTGCCGGTGACGGCATTTTTGGCCGGCGGGATATTCTCTCCGCCCGCCGGCTTTTTTTAAGGATTGGGAGGCGGCGTTGGGGATTACGGTGTTGCATCACGCGGACGCGGACGGGTTTGGAGCGGCCTGGGCGTTATGGAAGGGTTTGAACGGCGGCGCCGATTTTATTCCGGTGCGGTATGGCGAGCCGGTGCCTGAAATTCCGGGAGGAACGGATCTGCTGTTGATCGTGGATTTTTCGTATGATCGGATGACCTGCGAGGCTCTGGCGGAACGCTATCGACTGGTGGTGATCGATCATCATAAAACGGCCGAGGAGGAGTTGCGGGGGTTGCCGTATGCGATTTTCGATCAGGGGATGTCGGGGGCTATGCTGGCCTGGCGGTATATTTTCCCTTTTGTGCCGGCTCCTGAATTGATCCGCTACGTGCAGGATCGGGATCTGTGGCGGTTTGCGTTGCCTCATTCGGAGGAGGTGAACCTGTACATCGCCTCGCTGCCGTGGAATTTCGAGATCTGGGACCGGTTCGATTTGGATACGGCGATTCTCGCGGGGACGGCGCTGCGAGGGTTTCGAGATAGGCAGATTGCCGAGGTGTTGGGCGATGCCCGGGTGCGGGTGCGGGAATTCGAGGGTCACCGGATACCGGTGGTGAACTGCACGGCGAATGTTTCGGAAGTGGGCCAGGAATTGTTGAAGCGGTATCCCGAGTCGCCGTTCGCGGTGATGTACTACGATTTGGCCGATGGCCGGCGGAACTTTTCGCTGCGCAGTCGTGGGGATGTCGACGTGGCGGAACTGTGCCGGCGATGGGGTGGCGGTGGCCATGCCAATGCGGCGGGTTTTGTGGCGGCGGTCATGATATGAGATCGGGAATGCTGGTGGATGTGGAGTATTTGGCGCGGCTGGAGCACATGTATGAGGAGTTGCACCAGGCGAGGGTGGCGGATGGCTTATTGACGTCCTGTCGGCATCTGCGGGCGGCCCTGCTGGTTGCGGAAGAGGTTGCCGATTTGCTGGAAGGAGAGATCAGTGGAATTGCCGTGCATGGGAACGTGTGAGATGGTTTGCGTGACCTGTGGTGGCGGTTGCCCGGAAGGTCGGGCCGAGCCGTGCGGGGGATTGCCGGGTGCTGCAATCCCAGATACGGAGAAGATGATGGAACCAAGAAGCGAAAAAGACATTTGCGACACAGCATCCATGTTGTTGTGTGATACGACGCACGTCCGCTGGAACGCGCAGCACCTGAAGGTGTTGTTCAGCCTTGGGCTTACCGGCCTTTGTATCGGCAGAGCTCTCCAGTACGAGGAGCACGATGCGAACCACCTACTGATTTTTATCGTCAGGAACGCGCTTAACGACACGGCGACGCTGTGAAGCCAACGCTTGAGCGTCACCGTTTGCGGCCTTATTGCGATACGGTGGAAGGAGAGATGGGCCGATGACAACCGATATTGATATTGCAAGCCATGAGCATCCAGACCAGTCTGTCAAAATCACACTTGAAGCCGGGAAAATAGTCTTGACAACCCTTGAAATGTCGGATCTCGACGGGTCGTATTATTGTACCAGAGTGTTGTCTGTGGATGCCGCCCTTATGCTACATGATGAACTGGTTGATGTTCTTGCTCTGGCCGGCGGTCGCGGCAGACCGTGTGACGTGACTAAGGGGCGGGAGGTTGGAAAATGATTTCACCGGAAATGATTGGTAACGGTCGATACTGGATGAGGAGTTGGAAGCTTGTGGAGGGTTGCGCGAAGGTGTCTCCGGGATGCGACCACTGCTGGAGCGAAGCGGAAACGCTGATGCGAACGAATCACCCGAACGAAAATATCCGGCGTCGCGCACGGGCTGTTGTGATGGAATGCAGTGCGAATGGAAGTATTGCAGACGGAACGGCCTGCGGCTGGCAGCAAGTGACGGGGTTTGATGGAAAAAATCTGCTCCGTGAGGACAACCTCGATCTGCCGTTGCGCACAAAAAAACCGACCGTATGGGCCGTGTGGAATGACCTGTTTCACGACGATGTGCCCGACGATTTCCGCGACCGCGCCTATGTCGGCATGGCCCTGTGCTGGCGGCATACGTTCCTGGTCCTCACCAAACGTTCGCGGCGCATGGCGGACTACTGGCGGTCCTGGCGGGACGAGGGAGGGGTCAGTGATCGCATCGTCGATCTTGCGGTGGAACAACATCACAGGCTGCCGCCGGCGCAGCGGCGCGGGGTGTCCGGGGCGCTGAGCCATGTGTGGCACGGCGTTACCACGGAGGACCAACGGCGAGCCGACGAACGTGTTCCCGACCTGCTGGCCGTACCGGGACATCGGTTCATTTCCATCGATCCAATGCTCGGCCGGATAACTATCTCCCCGTGGGCTACCAGTATTCACGCCGTTCTCCTGGGCGGGGAATCCGGATCTAAGGCCCGGCCCATGAGCCCTGATTGGGTCAGGCTGGTGAGGGATCAGTGTTTCTATGCAGGGGTTCCCTTTTTTTTCAAACAGTGGGGCAGCCGGCCCCACGTCTCGGCTTTCGAGTCGGTTCCTCTGGTCAATGCCAACATGAGCCTGCCAAAAAAGGGGCGCATGCTTGATGGCCGTACCTACGACGCCCTTCCTTGGGATAAATAGGTAGGGGGGCGGAGATGGAGATAACGGCTTGAATTGACCTGCCGGGTTCATCGGTCAGGTCGAATGTTTGGTTAGAATCCGAATCGCGCTTGGCCGATAGGCCATAAGGTTTTAAGGGGGTAGATTTGAATGAGTTGGCTTTATTCGCGGGTGCTGGTGGAGGAATACTTGGCGGTAAACTGCTTGGATGGCGCACCGTCTGCGCTGTTGAGCGGAATCCCTACGCCGCAAGCGTACTTGCCGCCCGACAAAATGACGGATTTTTGCCGCCTTTCCCAATTTGGGATGACGTTTGCACATTTGACGGCAGACCTTGGCGAGGCATTGTTGACGTGGTTTCTGGCGGTTTCCCCTGCCAGGACATTTCCGCAGCCGGAACCGGTGAAGGACTTGACGGCGCACGGTCTGGGTTGTGGGTGGAAATGGCCCGAATCATCAGTGAAGTACGACCAACCTTCTGCTTTGTGGAAAACTCGCCAATGCTCACTGTTCGGGGGCTTGGTCGTGTTCTTGGAGACCTGGCCGCGATGGGGTACGATGCGGAATGGGGAGTGGTTGGAGCGGTTGACGTGGGAGCGCCGCACCAACGAGACAGAATATGGATTGTTGCCTACACCTCTGGCGAGCAATACGAAGGCGCACCACATGCGGGGAGCGGACAAGGGCAAGGAGAGATCGGCGCGGAGTTATTTGACGTGGCCGACTCCTACGAAATCGGACGGAACTGGCGGGCCGGGATGCTCCGGCAGGGCTGGCGGGTTGATCTTGAGAACGGCGGTGACGAAGTGGCCGACACCGACAGTCAACGACTCGAAGAACTCAACGCTGCCGCCTTCCCAAGTGAAGCACGCCAATATACCGGGGGCATTGCTGCGTTCTGGCGAGAAAACTGGTGGACAGTTGAACCCGGAATGGGTCGAGTGGCTCATGGGGTGGCCGCTCGGGTGGACAGACTGCAAGCCCTTGGAAATGGACAGGTGCCAAGATGCCACGCTGAGGCATGGTTGAGGTTGTCAGCGCGATTCGGATTATAACATCAATTAGACGGTCCATGCGGCTGTCTAATATTTCCCCCGCGATTGTAACTAACCGGAAAAGGGAGGTGTGGCATGACAAAGGCGGAAGCGGACAGGCGGATGTATGAGTGCATGCGCCTCCAGCGCAAGAGCCGGTGGACAATCAAGGCGTATATGGAATGGCTTGCGAAATATGCTGTATTCCTTTCCGGGAACGACGCTGAAACGCATGAGGAAAAATTGGGGCAGTTTTTGACGCGGATAGTGACGCAGGACAATGTTTCGGCGGCGACACAGAAGCAGGCTCTTTGCGCGATTATTTATTTTTACAAGCGGGTTTTGAAGATGGAGTTGGGAGATGTTTCTTTTCTTCGGTCTCGGCGACCGCAGCGGTTGCCGGAGGTATTCAGCCGACAGGAGGCGTGGCGGGTACTGGACCGATTGAATGGTGCGGGATGGTTGTGGGGTGCGTTCATGTATGGCTGCGGGTTGCGCCTGGAAGAGACATGCCGGTTACGGGTTAAGGACGTCGACCTGGATCGCCGCATGGTCATGGTGCGTGAGGGTAAGGGGGATAAGGACCGGGTTGTGCCGCTGCCTGAACTGTTGGTGGCGCCGATGGAGAGGCATTTGCGCTGGCTGGGCGATGTGCAGCGAGACTACGCGGAAAAAAACATTCCAGTTTCGCTTCCTGGCCGGCTGGACCGGAAATTTCCGAACGCTCCCTATTCGTGGGAATGGTTTTGGTTGTTCCCGGCGGCGGGTCCGGTGCGGGAACGAATAGGGAAAAAGGTGGCGGAACCGGAATGGCTTGGAAAACTTTACCATGTGCATAAGACGGCGGTGCAGAAACGGGTGCGGCGGGCGATTTTGGCGGCCAGAATTAACAAGAAGGCGAGTTGCCATACGTTTCGGCATTCGTTTGCGACGCACTGGCTGGAGAACGCGGAAGGGTCGCATGAGGTGGCATTGAGGCGGCTACAGGAATTGCTGGGACATAACGATGTGAAAACGACGATGATTTATCTGCATCTGCTGCCTCGGAAGACGGATGTGGTGAGTCCGTTGGATTCGCGGCCACAGATGATGGTGTTGAAGTCGGCATAGTTTTTTTATTGTATTCGAAGGGTGGGATGTAATGGCGTCACCTACAGCTAGGGGCAGGATGATTCGCAGGAGTATTTCGGAGTCAGTGAATTTTTCCCGTTTGTCGGCGGAAGCGGCGGTGTTGTTTGTTTTGTTGGTCCCTCATTTTAATGCCCACGGGAAAATGCCTGGTGGCCCCGGAGTGATAAAAGATGAGGTGGTCCCGTTGATCCCGTATATCAACTACGGGACTATTCCCGGACTACTCCAGGAGTTGTCCGACAAAACAAATGTTAAGTGGTTCCAGGTTGGGGCAAAATGGTGGTTGCATGCTCTGGATTTTCATGATCATCAGGATTTGCGGGCAGACAGATTGGGGTCGGATGATCTGCCTTCATGGCCAGGGTTGGGTGGTGTTTTGGGCAGCGACTTGGAAGCCCTCGATATTGTTGACCTAATGGACTACTCCGGGACCACTCCCGGACTACTCCCGGACTCCCCTTCGCGCGCGGAAGGTTTGAAGGTTAGAAGAGAAGAAGAAAGTCAAAACCAGAGTCTTATAGGGGGGGGTAGTGGTACTACCTCGCGCGCGCGCAACGATGAGCCGAGCCAGTCGCCCCCCCCGGAAGATGATGAGGAAGTGCTGGCGATCAAGGCGCTGCATCTGCGCACCTGCGGATTGTCGTCGGTTCCTCCATTGCCGCTGGTGCGGGAGATTCTGGGGAAGGGTATCCCGGTTGAGCGGATTCGGGATGTCTACCAGGCGCATGGCGGGGACATCCAGTGCTATCGGCAGCGCAATATCGTGGAGCGGCTGCAGGCGATTCGGGACGGGATAGAGCAGCGGGCTCCACCTGGTCCCAGAAAGGGCGGATCGAACGCCTCGCAGCGTCGGCAGGAGGCGACGTTTAGAGCAGCGCGGGATTTTGCGGGAGGTGACTGACGATGGTTGAGGGTGATAAAAAACGATTTGCGGTGTTGATGGCGTCGCTGGGCGTGGCGTTCGACGCAGCTCCGACACGGGAGCGCATGGCGCTGTATTGGGAGGCGTTGAAGGCCCGGCCGATTTCGAGTCTGGAATGGGCGGTGGGGGAGGCAATCCGGACCCTGCGGTGGTTTCCCAAAGCGGTTGAGTTGATCGAGTTGTCGACCTGTGCTCCACGCAACGTTCTAGACCAGGGGTTGGTGGAGCAGAAGCGGAGGCTTTTAATCGAAGACCTGACTCCCCCGGATGTGGCCCGTGAAAATCTGGTGGAAATGGTGCGACAACTCAACGCCCGTTATGGGACGACGTTTTCCGTCGGCGAGGTCAGGGGCCGGCCAGAATTGGTTTCGGTGGGCGGAGATAAGGGGCAGTGATTTTTTTCATAAGGGGGTTTCGGTGTGGAGGAATCAAGGCGGTGCGAGTTGATGACCTGCGGCCAGGTTTTGGTGAGAGGGGAGTTTGAGACGGTGCAAAATTTTGCAAAGCGGCGACATTGCAACAAAACGTGTGCCGCTCTGGCCGGAAATGCTCGGCGGAAGAGGATGAAAGAACGGTTGAAAAACAAACACTTGGAGTTGTGATTTTTTGGGGCCGGTTTTTCCGGCCCCTTTGTTCGTTATGATAATGATTTTTTTCTTGCAATTAGGCTGAATGTTGCGCAAGCGTTGAGATTATGAGTGAGCCAATTATGGAAAATAGCGTACCTGGGCAGACAGTGTTGCCGGGGATGGCCGAGGAGCTTGGTTATGAGGTGATTGTGCTGAAGCCGTGGCTTGAGCGTTTCTGCTGGGAGTTCGTGCTGCGGAAGGATAATCCGGCGTCGGCCTACCTGGCGGCGATTAATCCGGAAATGAAGCGGGATCAGGCGCGGAAGAACGCGCATAAACTTCTGCAAAAAGAGGACGTTAGGAGACGTATCGAGCAGATTAGAGAGGAAATGAGGCGGCGTTATACGGTGACGGTGGACGACGTCCTCCAGTATCACGGCAAGGTGCTGGCGATTAGTCGCGATGAGTTTTACTCGGCGGAGAAGGATGGGCGGCTGCGGCCGCGTAAGCTGGATGAGATCAGTCCGGAAGCGCTGTCGATTTTGGATCTGGACTGCGAGAAGGACGCGAAGGGCCGGATTCATGTGCTGTTCAAGGTTCCGCAGCGGCATCAGTCGGCCGTTGAAATGGCGCGAATTATGGGGCTGCACAAGGATGGAGTGAACGCGGCGAAGGAAGGGGCTGCGGGTTTGGCGGATCTGCTGAACGAAATTTCCGGCCGGCATGAGCACCGGGACATCGTGAAAGAGAAGGGCGGGCAGTTTTGACGATGGCAACGGCTGCGAGCGAACATACCCGAATCGAGGTGCGGGAAAAGTTTGGAGATCGGCTCTGGCGGCTGAACAATCTCTACACCATCGTCACGGACGAGGGGAAGGCTGTGCCGTTCAAAATGAACTCGGCTCAGGAGCGCTTCTACGCGGAGCTGTGGTACCTTAATCTGATTTTGAAATCCAGGCAGCACGGGTTTACCACGTTCATCGACATCCTGGGACTGGACCAGGCGCTGTTCTGCGATAATCAGACGGTGGGGATAATTGCTCAGACGATGCCTGATGTAGGAAAAATTTTTGAGCGGAAGGTACTGTTCCCCTATAAGAAACTGCCGGAAGGGTTGAAGACGGCGCGGCCGGCGGACAAGTCGAACAGCCGGGCGCTGTCCTTCCCTAACGGCTCATCGATCGAAGTGGCGTATTCGCTGCGTTCTGGAACCTGCCAGTTTTTGCATATCTCGGAGTTCGGCAAGATCTGCGCGCGGTTTCCGAACCGGGCGGCGGAGATTGTCTCGGGCTCGCTGGAGACGGTTCATGCGGGATCGTTCGTTTTCATCGAGTCGACGGCGGAGGGAACGGAGGGGCCGTTCTACGAGATGAGCGAAGCGGCCCGCAAGTGGGCGGAAGCGGGCCGGCCGCTGCACCAGATGGCCTACAAGTTTCACTTCTACGCCTGGCACGAGGAGAAGCGCAACCGGCTGCCGGCGGGGAGCGAGATTGTCACGAAGGAACTGGCGCAGTATTTCCTGGACCTGAAGACGAAGCACGGCATCGACCTGGACGAGGGGCAGAAGTGCTGGTACGCGGCGAAGTCGCGTACGCTGAAGGATTTGATTTTCAGGGAGCACCCTTCGACGCCGGAGGAGGCGTTCAAGGCGGCGGTGGAGGGGGCGTACCTGGCCAAGCAGATGACGGCGCTGCGCAAGAACGGGCAGATCGCCCGCGTGCCCTACCTGCCGACGCTGCCGGTGAACACGTCCTGGGACATCGGGGTGAACGACGAGATGTGGATCGTCTTTCACCAGCGCCAAGGGCTGGTGAACCGGATTTTCGACTGCATGTACGGCACGGGTGAGGGGATCGAGTACTACTGGGCCGAGATTCAGAAGCGCGGCTACATGGTGGGATGGAACTATTTGCCCCACGACGCCGGACACAAGCAGCCGAAGGACGGCAAAACGCTGGTGGAACAGATCGACTTTATCCCCAACATCTACACGGTGCCCCGGACTCCGGACAAGATGGCGGCGATCAACGAGACGCGCGGCTTTCTGCCGTCGTGCTACATCGATGAGGAGAAGTGCGCTCCGCTGATCCGCTGCCTGGATAACTACAAGCGGGAGTGGGACGAGACGATGGGTTGCTTCAAGGAAAAGCCGGTGCATAACTGGGCTTCTCACGGTTACGACTCGGCGGAGACTCTGGCCCGAGGCATTGGCCTGGCCCCGGGGATTTCGCAGCAGCGCCACGAACAGCGGGCGCGCGGCGGCGTGCGTGGGCAGCGATCATGGAAAACGGCATAACAACCCCCGCCGTCTGCCGGTCTGCATACGCCTTCGCCAAAGCTTCGGCGTACAGGCAAGGGGGGCCCGCAAGGGAGTACTCCGCGGGTAGAGGTGGCGCGCCCGGCGCCACACCGTCCAACAGGAAACAAGGCCGGCACGCCGGGAGTTTTTCAATTGAGGTCAGGAGGCAGAAGAACATGAATGAGGTCCGTTGCCCCAAGTGTCAACGGCTGGTGGGGAAGGCGTCCGGCGGGTTTGAGATTGTCTGTCCGCGCTGTAAAGCCCGGGTGGAAGGTTCGGTGGTCGGAGCTTATGTGATTCTGGTGGACCGGACGATGCCGATAGACCAGGCGCGGATCATGATCGGGGAAAAGGTCTTTTCGTTGGTAAGAAATCTGGGGTAATTTTTTCTTGCACGGCGATTTATGTTGTGCAAAATTTAAGGAAAACAACATTTTTGCGAGCGCCACAGAGCGCCTACTGACGGGAAAATCGTTCGGTAGGCGCTCTTTTTTATTTTTGGGAGTTGAGTATGGGCATCTGGTATGCGGATCTTCGCTTCAGGCTGGGTTATGTCGGAGCCGACGACGAACCGGCGCTGTTTCTCTATCGCAAGGGGCTGCTGGGGCGCAGCGCCATTTTGCCCATGAATACTCTGCACGAGTACTGGCCGGACTCCACCAGCGACAACAACGAGGATGTGGTCTGGATCGAGGACATGGGCAAACAGGTGACGGCGGCGCAGTTTGCGGCCTTGGTGAAGGCGAGGAGCGTTGCGGAGTTTTTGGGGATGACCCCGGATTGGGAGACGGTGAATCGCCTGCTGTCGTTCATCCAGTTCAAAATTCAGTCGGTGTTCGACATGCCGCCGAGAATGCCGGTGTTTCGTCCCAATGCGGAGGCGGACGTGTTCATCGATGGCGACAGGGTGGGGACGGTGGCGACCGAGGGTCCGGACGCCCGCGCGAATGATGGATTCATTAAGTTAAACTGAGGGACCTATGAGTTTCGAGAACGTCCAGCGCAAGAAGGGACATGTCCCCGGGGAGTCGGAGATATCCGAGCCCTATTTCGTCGGCAAGGCGGGCACGCACGACGGTGGCTACGGCGCCGAAGGCCCGGCTACGGGGCGGCGGTTGTTGAATCGCCTGGAGGAGTGGCGCGCCCAGGCCAAGAGCGGGCAGAGCGAAAACCGGGCCGAGATGGCCCTGGACGAGGACTATGCCGACGGCATCCAGTGGACGCCGGAGGAGCGGTACGAGTTGGAGGTGGTGCGCGGCCAGCCGGCGTTGACGTTCGATTTGATCACCCCGACCATTGCTTGGGTGACGGGAACGGAAAAGCGCTCACGGGTTGATTACAAGGTGGTGCCGAGGCGTAAGGAGTTCGGCGCGGGGGCGGAACAGAAAACGGCGATGTTGAAGGCGGATTCGGACCTGAACCGCGCACCTTTTCATATCAGTGCGTCGTTTCGGGATGCGGTAGTGGCGGGGCTGGGGTGGTTGGAGGAGGGCGTGCGCAGCGATACGGACGAGGAGCCGCTTTTTCTGCGCAGCGAGTCGTGGCGCAACATCTGGTACGACCCCCTCTCGCGGGCCTTCGACTTGTCGGACTGTCGTTATTTGCTCCGAGAAAAATTTATCGATTTGGATTTTTCGTTGGCGATGTTTCCGGGATTCGAAAACGCTTTGCGAGCCCGGGCGAACACGTTGTCGCTGACGCAGCAGGACCCGGACGAGTTTTATGACAACCCCTACCTTTACGACCCGACGGGAAGCCCGCGCGGGAAGGTCCGCACGGCCCCGGAGGAGAGCTGGAACGTGCACGGACGGCGGGAGCGGGTGTGCCTGGTTGAGTTCTGGTACCGGGAGCCGGCCAGGGTGCAGGTGATCCGGGGCGATGGGGCATGGGACGGCGCGGTGATGAATCCGGCCGATCCGCTGCATGCTTTTTTGGTGGAAAACGGGCACGTCTCTCTCTTCGACGCCGTGCGAACGGTGGTAAAACAGGCGATTTTTATTCCGGGAACGATGCTTCAGGACGGGATACAAAATCCCTATTGGCACAACCAGTACCCCTTCACCCCGGTATGGGGCTACCGGCGCAAGCGCGACGGCGCGCCCTACGGGATGGTTCGAAAGCTGCGGGACCCGCAGGACGATTTCAATAAAAAGCGCAGCAAAACGGCCCACATCCTTTCGACCAAGCGGACGATTATGGATAAGGGGGCGGTGGACGACATCGACGCCTACGCCGAGGAGGTGGCCCGCCCTGACGCCATTGTCGAGGTTGTACAGGGCAAAAACCTAAAAATTGAGACGGACCACCAGTTGGCCGCGCAGTTGACAAACCTGGCCATGGAGGATGTACGGCTGATCAACTCCATATCCGGGGTGACTCCGGAGCTGCGCGGCGAAGGGGGGTCGAGCCAGTCGGGCAAGGCGGTGCTGGCCAAGCAGGACCAGGGGCAGGCGACCACCATGGATATGTTCGACAACCTGAGACTGGCGTTGCAGATCAGCGGGGAAAAGCGCCTGCGCAACTTGGAGCAGTTCACCACGGAAGATACGGCGGTGCGCATCCTCGGCCCAAAGGGCGGCGCTTCGTTCGTGGACGTGCAGGCGGAGAACGTGTGGGGAAACAAGGCGGATTTTATTATCGACGAGCAGGCATTCCGGGCCAGCGCCAGGCAGGCGATGTTTGAAACGATGATGGACCTGCTGTCTCGCCTCGATCCGAAAATCGCTGTGAACCTGCTGGATCTGGTGGTCGATCTCTCCGACGTGCCGCAGCGCGCCGAGCTGGTGTCACGTATTCGCAAAATCAACGGGCAGAATGATCCGGACAAGGAAGTATCAGAGGAAGAACAGGCGGCCGAGCAAGAACAGGCGAAGCGGGAAGCCGACAAGAAGGAGCGGACGGACGCCGCCCAGATCGCCCTACTGGAGGGCAGGGCGATGAAGGAGCAGGCGGATGCGGCCCTGAAACAGGTGCAGGCGACGGCCAAGCGGGTGGAGGCCCTGTTTGCGGCCATGAACACGGCGCAGACGGCGGTGCTGGTGCCGGGTGTGACGCCGGTGGCGGACGCTATTGCCAAAAGCGCTGGGTTTGTGGATCAGGACGCCGGAGAAATCTACCCAGAAGGAGTTCCGTCGCAGACCGTTCCGCCGGCCGCGCAGATCGATAATAATCCGTCGCCCAATGTCCCGGTGACTCCACAGCGGGGGGCGCTGGAAGAGATCGAGAACGGGGAAACGGGTGTCTAGATTGTTCATTATTATAAGGAACGGGAGTTGAGCCATGGCTAAAGGAAATAGTTGTACCCGGGTGGATTACGAAAAAGAGTACGAAATCGAGCGGGACCTGAAAGCTCTGTGCCGTGCCGAGGCGGTCAAGAAGGACCCAAAGCGGATGGATGCCTGCCGCAAAATGGCGAAGGAAAAGCTGGAAGAAAACAAGGCCCGCCGAGACCAGCATCAGAAGATGGTCGATATGGGCGAAGGCAAAAACCCCTGATACCGGCTGAGCCGGGAGGAGACGACGCATGGAAGGGAAGGAAGGGCTGAGCCCGGAAGAGCTGGCGGCCATGGAAGGCGAGGACGAGACACAAACGGATGAGTTACTGGCTTCGGTGGCCGGCGAAGGGGATGAGGCGGTTTCGGGCGAAGAAGAAGGTAAGTCCGAAAAGGAACCGGAAGGAAAGGCACCCGTCACGGAAGATGGGGACAAGCCTGGGGTTCCATCCAGTTCCACGAGTGCCGAGACGGTTTTTTCTCTGCCGGAATTGGGGGAAACGGAGGAGATTGAAGTTCCCGCCGACATCCCGCCGGTGCGGTTCAGGTTTCGGGATGACGGGAAGGTATTGCCGGAGTTCAAGGACCAGTTCACGGGATTGGATGCAAGGTACGATGAAGGGGATATTACCCTGTCTGAGTACAATGAGCAGCGCGACGCTCTGAAGGCTCAAATGAACAACGCCAAGGCCGACGTTCAACTCTGGACGGCTGAGTGTGAAACGTTCTGGCAGCACAACAAAGAGTGGCGCCTCGGAACCCCCCTGGGAGACATGCTCAACGGCGAGGTGATCCGCCTTGCAGCGAGTGAAAAAGCGGCGGGACTCAGCGGTATCGAACTGATCTATGCGGCCAAGGAGCGGGTGAGCCAGGCGCTCGATAGTGTACGGGGACGGCGACAGATTGAGGCCGAGACAAAGCCGGCGACGCTTGATGGGAAAAAACGCCCGGCTTCGCCCCGCCCGGCGGCGGCGACCCATGCCCTGGGGACGGCTCCGGCGGCGGCACCTGCGGAGGTCGGACAGGGTGAATTCGCCCATCTGGACAATCTTCAAGGGCTGGATCTGGAAGCGGCCGTGGCGAGCATGACGCCAGAGCAACGTGACCGCTGGACGCGGGAGACATGAAAATTGGCCCTTTACCTTGATATAGCCCAGGGCGAACAGGTCACCATCGGGGAAGGCCCTGATCAGGTGACGATCAGGGCTGACCGCAAGGACCGGCGGAAGATCCGCCTCGGACTGACGGTGGGGGTCCGGGAGCACGTCGAAATTCGGATCGGCGAGGACATCGTATGCGGTGTCCAAGAGGAGGGCCGGAGAGTGCAACTCAAGCTCACGGCAAACCGGTCCATCCCCATAGAGCGAACGGAACGAAAAGAACGGAAATAACCAGGCTCAGGAGGGCCGCCAAAGCCATAGGAGGTTTACCATGGCACGCACGATTATTGGTCTTAACGACCCCAAGGCGGTAAAGAAGTACAGTGCCTTCCTGGCCGTCGACAGTCCCAAACACTCTTTCTTCACGTCCAAAATGATGGGCGAAGGCGTGGACAGTGGAATGCCCATCACCCGGCTTACTGAGCTGGAAAGCGATGCGGGTGAAACGATCACCTATGACCTCTCGATGCAGCTCAAGCAGCAGCCGATCGAGGGGGACAACGTGCAGGAGGGGACCGAGGAGGATTTGACGTTCTACACGGACCAGGTGTGGATCGATCAGATGCGCGCCGGGGTGAATACGGGGGGGAAGATGACCCGAAAGCGCACCTTGCACGACCTGCGCAAAATCGCCCGCAAGCGTCAGGCCGAATGGTGGGGTCGGGTATTCGACGAGATCCTGTTTATTTACCTTGCGGGGGCACGCGGAGTGAATGCCGGATATCTGCTGCCGACCTCTTGGACGGGCCGGGCAAACAACAGCCTGTCGGCTCCGGACAGTGACCATCTGGTGATGCCGGGGGCGACGGTGAAGGCGACCCTGGCGGCCACGGATAAGATGACCACCACGATCATCGACAAGGCTCTGGCGGTGGCGGACATGATGGGCGGGGAAACGACGGAAATTCCGGCCATTCAGCCGATCAAAATCAACGGCGAGGACCGCTACGTCATGGTGATGAATCCCTGGCAGGCCCGGGACCTGCGCGCCGACACCGGAGGGACGGGTTGGCTGGAAATCCAAAAATCCCTGGCCGCGGCTGTGGGGGAAAGGTCCCCTATCGTCAAGGGTGGACTGGGAATGCATAACGGCGTGGTCCTGCAACAGCACAAGGGGATCATCCGCTTCTCGGATTACGGGTCCGGCGGAAACGTTGCGGCAGCAAGGGCGCTTTTTCTTGGAGAGCAGGCCGGCGGGGTGGCCTTCGGCAGCCCGGGAACGGGATTCCGTTTCGACTGGTACGAGGAGAGCCGGGACAACGGCAATCAGGCGGTCATCTCCACGTCGTGTATCTGGGGCTGCAAAAAGACCACATTTAACGGCATCGACTTCGGGATTATGGCTGTCGATACCGCAGCGGCCGCCTGAGTGGATGAATAACGGCAGGGGGGCGAATTTGGCCCCCCTGTACACCATTTAACATTGAAAGGAGCCAGTCATGGCTAACAAAAAAAGCACCCGCGTTAACAACGGCGTCGGGATCAGCGGCAGCCGCGCGGGCGGCGTGGTGACGGACGATGGGACCGTCAACCTGCTCAAGGCGGAACTGGAAACCGACAACCAGATAGGTGAACTCGTCATTCTCCCCGCCGGCCATGTGCCGGTGGATTTGATCGTCATTGCCGAGGATGGCTCGACCGGCGCCGACATCGTTTTCGATGTGGGCATCCTCAACGGCGACGAGGACGACCTGGAATCGGGTCAGAATCTGATCACCGGTTCTACTGTCGCTCAGGCCGGCGGGGTGGCCCGCGCGGCGGTGGCCGGTGGCTTGCAACTCACAGCCAGCGACAGCGACCGAATCGTCGCCATGAAAATCACCACCCCGGCGACTACCGGAACGACGGATGCGGATTTCACGGTTCGCCTGTTCCATAAACCTGCCTGACCGCAAGGGGGGCTCAAGGCCCCCCTTGCCACCTATCTCAGTCCAGGAGGACACACATGTTAATTCACTGCCTTATTGATCGTGCCGGGGATACCGTGATCCCCCGCGGCGGAGTGAACTACGTTTTTCGGCAAAACAGACAGGGCCACGCCGTTTGCGAGGTCCAGAACGACGATCATGCTCGGATTTTTCTGCGCATGGGGCCGACAATCTATCGCCCCTACGGAGCCCAGGCCGAAATGCATGCAAGAGCCATGAAAATGCTCCCGAAGCAGACCGTCATCGAAGAGGACGAGGAAGTTTTCGAGGAGAGAGTGGGGATCACGGAGGGCCGGGAGGCCGAGAATGCCCTCCACGATGGGGATAGTTCAGCCGATGAGGTCTTCCCAGAGATGGAGAGCGCCGAGGAGGCAGCCGAACAGGGTCTCTTCGCCGCATCCGTGGATACCAAGTCGCTGGAGGAGATTCAGGAGGACATCCCGGCGGACCCTTTGCATGACCCCGTGGTGATCGGGGCGGCCCAGAGGGTGTTGAAAGAGTCGGGGACCAAGAAGACGGCGGCGGAGCAACTGCAAAAGCAGTTTGGTCTTTCGAGCGCCGAAGCAAAACAGATCGTTGACGAGGTGTCGAAGCGATGACCGTACAGGACCTGCTGCTTTCCTTGTTACCCCGTCTGGACGGGTCAACCGGAGTGAATATTATTCAGGCCGCCAATGCTGCAGTGCGCAGCATTGGCAAGGAATTGGCTTATCGGCGCAGTGATTTGATTCGCCAGACTGTTTCGTTTAATTTTCCGGCTGGAAAAAGAATTGGCTTGCCAGTGGAGTTTTTGGGATTTTCGGAAGACCCCTACTTGCTTTCCGGGAATACCAAAATTGAGCTAACGCCTTTGCTTCCGGGAGAGCGGGCCGATAAGGATAAGATCGGAACGCCCCAAAAATATGAACTTGTCGGAGCGCAATTATATCTTTTCCCTTATCCAGACGCCACCGTGACGGTCAAGGGAATAGGGTTTTGGCTGCCCGAGAGCCTTTACAGCCTGACCGATGAATTGCCATGGGAAAACATGATGGATGAACTGTTGACGGAAGCGGTGTTCAGAATTTCATCGGAAGGGTTAAACCATGCGGTTGATCCGGTTTTTCGGGCATTTATTAAGCAAGAACTGGAACAGATGTTATCTGTACGAACCGGAGCCCGACCACGCAGGGCTAGTGGGTTTCATTATTAACCATAGGCATAACAGTGGAATATTCTGGCCGATTCGATCAATGGTATGTGATGTCAAGCCAAGCACGTAATCACTGCGAAAAGGACCAGGGGCGCCGCTGTCATTATTCGCCGACCGGGTATTGCCGGGCCGACATTGAGGCGTGCGCGAAAGAGACGGGCTGCGTAATGCCATCACCCGTTTTGCCGATGGGGGGAAAATGCCGGTCACCTTTGAATTGTTAAACGCCGAAAAGATTTATCTCCTGCGCTCGGGAGAGTCACATGTGCGTTTTGGCGACCCTTACACGTTTTCGGACGTGTGTCTGGTCAATGGAGCGATGGCCGAAATCAAAGGCGGCAACGGCACCCTGCTGGATATTCAGGGGCTCAAATCGGTCGGCCGCCAGGCAGGGATCAAAACCATCCGATGGGAGCGCAGCCGATGCGGAATACTGATCCCGCACAGCCTTGAAATCAACTGATCTACGACCTAGCATAAAGGAGCCAAACCATGTTGAGACTTAGCAAAACCAACGGCGCCGCCTACGACTACCTGAGCATCGGCACTGCCAGCCACACTTATGCAGCCTCCACTGCCTTTACCATTGGCCAGACCGTAACCGTGGGCGACTATACCTATCGCTGCACTGTGGCAGGGACTACTGCTGCCAGTGCCCCGACGTGGCCCACTGTGACCGATGCAACCGTAACCGACGGTAGCGTGACCTGGCGCTGTGAGTCTCTGGCCAGCAACCCGACGAGTGTGTCTGTGACCCTAGACAACACCGGCACTCCGGCGACGATCACCAGCGACCCCGTGACCCTGTATCTGGTTGCCAGAAGTTACAACTACACGGGTATTGCCATGACTCTCGTCAACGAGCAGACGGACAGAAACTGGCAGCTCTCGGCCGACGGTACTACTTGGGAAGAGTCACTGGACTCAACTGACCTGCCAGCCATGGACGCCACCAGCACCGACCAACTCAAAACTATTTATGCCCGCTGTGTGGTTGGTAACGCCGGGACTGTGGCGACGGGAATTTACACTGTGCCTGATATTCAGACTACTGCAACAGAAAATCCGGCGTAAGGACAGATTATGGCCTCTCTTAAAACAGGGACATATACCGGCACAGGGGCGACGCTGACGCAAAAAGTCCCGCTGGATTTTGTCCCTGACATGATTATTGTCGCGGGTGCGGGAGATTATCCGTGCTTTAGAACCAATACCTGTTGGCACGGTCGCACCCAATTTTTTGGGGATCTATCAAGCGCCCCGGCCCTTGGCAGTTTTTGGGGGAAACTACACGAGCCGTTCCACGGGGAGGGATTTGCAGTCACTGGGGTAGCAAACACCCTCGGCACCGTTTATCACTACTTCGCTATCCGTGATAATCAAACGAATTTTTTGCAACATACAAGCTGGATCGGCAACGCAACGGCCGGTAGGACACTGGATTGGACCGCTGCCCAACCGTCTGCTGTCTTTGTCAAACGGGATGCGTCGGGTTTAAAGCCGTCAATTTGGCGTTGGGATGGGGCAAGCACTTCACTTAGAGGCGACTATCAAGGTGGGACCGGTACCTACATCACCAGTCTGTCAGCCGGCGGAATTGTTGTTGATGGGTCGGTCCAGACGAACGAGAACAACAACCTCGGACGGGGCGAAGGGATTGAAGGTGTTGCATTTTTAGCTGACGCAAATTACGAGTTGCTCACATGGACTGGTGATGGCGCACTAAACCGCACAATATCAGCAGGGTTCCAACCCACATTTGCTATAATTTTAGATGCTATAAACGATGCCACGGCTACAACGATGCCACATTGTTTTGTCTCCCAAACAATGCCATCAGGCACGCTCAAAGAATTCGGTAATACCTCTCTTATTTCTGGCCGCGTTAGTGGTTTTTCTTCTGCGGGATTGGTTTTATCCGATGCCTCGTATAACGCGACAGGTCGAACATACGTCGCCCTTGTTTTTTGCGATAATGCGGAAGCATCGGTCGAAGACACTCACGTCATCAATGATCGTACCCCTGTTACATTTCGTAACGCTGTTGGTTATGGCGACATCGTTAACGAGCCGGACTTAGTCGGAGCGTGCAGTCTGGAGTGGTACGGTATACCTCGTTACAATTACCACGACCCTGTATATCTGATGATGTTTGGCGCCGGAGATGCGGGTACAAAGGCGACCAGCGAAGGGGAGTATAACGGCGGTCTGTACCTGTACAATACAGACCCGGATGCCCACGGTTGGTCGGGATTGGTATGCAGGATCATCCAGCATGATTATTACTCGCCCACTAGAGACGAAGGGTCGATCAATTACTACAACATAAACACCGGTGTAGTTTTTCAGGCCGGTAAACCTGTGCATCTTGTTTGTACACACGATGGGTCAGGACATTGGCGTTTATACGCCAACGGTAAAATTGTAAAAGATAATAATCTGAATCTTGATACTGCTATTTACGGGTATCGGAGTAACGGAGGCACCGGAACAGCTAAACCAGCAATTATAAATACTCGGTACGATATACCCACTACTCCAGTCGCCGAGGGTATGACAAATACAACACATGCCGTCGTCTCTATATGGGGTGGGGTTGAGTTGTCATCTGCGCACGCTCGCAATCGTTACAATGCCATAGCTCTTAATACTGAGACCTATACTGGACCCACACCTAGCAAAGAATACAATTTTATTGAAACAGGTTTGGCAACAGATGCAACCCTGACATCTACCGTAGACATGGACCCTGGGTGGGTTGAGAGTGGCGACCAGTTTTTTACAGATTTTTCAGCCACTACCCCGGGATTACTCCCCCCCGATACTATCCTGAAACGCGGGTCTGTATCGGGCGATTATCAATGTATAGATACAGACGGCCAGAGCTTGCGCTATTTGGCACCAAATGGTGGCAGTATCGCGCGGGGTCTTGCGTATACCAATATGGTATCTGCTGGTGAGGTAGATGTTTATCTTGAGTTTAACGATATTAATGACTCATCTCCAGCCTCTGGGCGCGTTGTTGTTTTTGCATCTGATGCCCCAGATAATGAGTATGGTTGCTACGTAGATGTTTTTAACAATGCAAAAACAGTCTATCGTAGAGTTGCAGGTGTATTCACTTCGATAGTAAGCCTATCGGACACATCTTTGGTTGCTGGCAGGCCATACAAACTGCGGTTTACAGTTACACCCGGTAGTCCAAACATACTAAAAATGCGTTGTTGGGAATATTACGACGCAGAACCAACAACGTGGGATATAAACACAACCAATAGCAATCTCACTCTATCAACAGGTTGGATTGGACATATTGGGTTCGCAGAAGACAAGGAAGTTGTTTATCAGGCAATCGGAATAGGCCTAAACGGAGATGCTGCGCCCTCTGGTATTACAGGCACCCCCTACTCAATCACTCAAGACCTAAGCACCACCGTCACCACTACCCAGACAACTTTACAGGATCTGGCACTATCGGTACTTCCAGCGGCATTTGTCTACGACACTTTCACCGACACGGTTTCAGGTGCAATCACTGGTCACACAGGTGAGGTAGGGGCGAGTTATACACGACATCCATCATATACCGTCGCACCTTATTTGGATGCAGCAACTGGGCAGATATTCCAATCCACAACTGCGCAAGCCGTGGCGTTTTGTTCAGGCGTACCAGCTAGCCCAAATTATAAAGTAAGTGGTGGGCTAACTCTTTTATCTATACTGGCAAACAATAGTTTAGGTGTTGTTGGTAGGGTACAGCCAACAGCCACAATGTATTTTGCCAGGTGGTTAGATGCAACGACCGGATGGCAACTATACAAAATAGTAGCCGGGGTGACAACTCTCAAAGGATCATCCACCACCCCTAGTTTTTCCGCAGGTCAATCCAAAACCCTCACCTTAGTCATGGACGATGACCAAATCTCGGTCGAGGTTGACGGCACTACAATCATTGGCCCGGTTACTGATACGGCAATCCCGGATGCTGGCTACGCTGGTGTCAGGGGATCATCGTCTGTTGCATCAACCGCCACAACCGGCATGCACATGGACTGGGTTCAGGCCGAGGATTTGGTAACGAGTGGGATCTCATACACTATCACTCAAGACCTGGTTGCCGCTATTGCTACCAGCCTGAGCAACCGCCAAGACCTGAGCACTACTGTAGCAACGCAATTTGTCACGGGGCAAGACCTGGCCACAGAGGTATCCACCGAGCAGGCCGTCAGTCAAGACCTGGCACTGATTGTCGCGACCCAACTGGCCACGGCCCAAGATTTGATGCTCACAGTTTCAGAGCTGGTCAGCTACGTGGTGCGACAGGATCTGGAGTTGCAGGTATCGACCCAGATGCAAACCGCTCACGATCTCGCCGCCGCCGTGTCGTCCTCGCTCACGACCCTCGCGAATCTGGCTGTACAGGTCGCCACCGGGCAGACGCTGACGCAAGACGTCGCGGTACGGATAGCGACAGAGATCAGCACACTGCAAGAAACTCTGCTAGAGATTTCTGGGATCATTGGCTATGTGGTGAGGCAGGATTTGAGTCTGTCGGTTTCCAGCGATCTGACGACGGAGCAGGATTTGTTGTTGCAGGTGCTCGAATTGGTTGATCTGGTGGCGCGGTATTCGTTGGATTTCCCCGGCCGGCGCAAAGAATTGGATTTCCCCGGCCGCAACACGATGTTGCCCTGATTTCAGAGGAGATTTGTAATGTCGTTTCCGAAAAGACTGTCACCCAAACAACCGTACGAAGAATATTTTGTACGGTTGGGTTTTTCGCGAGATCTGGGTGCCGAAACGATCGGTTCGGTCACCGTGTCGGTTTCCCCGGAGAATACCACCGAGGATGTTACCAGCGTGTTGATCGATGCGGACAAAACGTCGACAAGCGGCACGGATGTTTATGTGTGGCTGCGGGGCGGAGTCGATGGTGTCACCTATAAGGGGACGCTGCGAGTGGTCGGCGATCAGGGGTCAAAATATGAGCGTGAGTTTTTAATGGAAGTGTCGAACACTTAGGGAGGCCCAACATGCCGACGTTGACGGCTCGCAGTATCGTGAATAAAGCCAAGATCATTGTGCAGGACAATACCGGGGTGAGATACCCCGATTCGGAGTTTCTGGGCTGGTGCAACCAGGCGCAGCGGGATGTGGTGGCGGTCAAGCCGGATGCCTATGTTAAAAACGTGCCGGTACAACTGGTCGCCGGGACCAAGCAGAGTCTGCCGGCGGACGGAACGGTGCTGGTCGACGTGAAGCGCAACATGGGCGCCGATGGAACGACAGCCGGCAAAACGATCCGCATGGTGCCCCAGGGGGTTCTCGATGCCCTGAATCCGGATTGGCACACCACCGCGGCCAGCGCCACGGTTTTGCATTACGTGTTCGACAAACGCGACCCGAAACATTATTACGTGTATCCGCCGCAGCCGGCCACGGGGATGGGATACGTGGAAATCATTCATTCGGCCACGCCGACGGATTGCACCCTGGCCGAGTTCGATGGGGTGTCTACTGGCGAGGTCGATAGTGTGATTGCTTTGGACGATGCCTATGAAAGCCCGCTGCTGGATCTGATGCTGTATCGGGCCTACAGCAAGGACTCGAAGTATGCCGGCAATGCCGGGAGGGCGGCGGCGCACCGGGCGGCGGCGCTGGAGGCACTTGGCGTCAAAGAAGCGGCCGAAACGGCCACGGAGCCGGTGGACGTAACCAGTCAGGCAGGTTAAGGGGGCGGGATGTTTGGAGCCAATGCATTCATGGGGGCAATCCCTCGCCTCGCGCCGCATCTGTTGCCGGCGGGACATGCGCAGGTGGCGCGGTCATGTAATCTCGACAAGGGCTATCTGGCGCCGTTGAAAACTCCGTCGGCGGTGGTGACTCCGACCAAGCCGGGGACGAAACTAACGATCTATCCCTATGGGGCGGTGTGGATGCACTGGACCGAGGATGTGGATATCGTTAAAGCGCCGCTGGCCGGAGATACCCTGAACCGGATTTATTTCACGGGGCAGGGGGCACCGAAAGCGACAGACGCCGGCATTGCCACCAGCGGCGGCACGAATTATCCGATGGCGGCGTATGCCTTGGGGGTTCCCGCTCCGGATACCGGGCCGGCGGCGGCGTTGACGGGGACGGCAACCGAACCGGTGGACCCGGCGACGCAGGAGGACCGGGCCTATGTGGTGACCTATGTGTCGGCTTGGGGCGAAGAGGGCCCGCCGTCGCCGGCTTCGGGGATTGTGACCTGGAGCCCGGGGGAGTCGGTGGCGTTAACCGGCATCGCGGCGGTGCCGGTGGGTGCGTACAACATTGTAGCCAAGCGGATCTACCGGACCCTGGAAGGGGAATTCATGTTTGTGGCGGAAGTCGACGACGCGGCGACGGCCTATACCGATAGTGTTGCGTCGAGTGCCCTGGGGGAAACGCTGCCGAGCGTTACCTGGTATCCGCCTCCAGCGACCATGACGGGCCTGCGAATGCATCCCGGCGGGTTCGTTGTTGGGTTTGACGGCAAGGCGCTGATCCCCTCGGAACCGTATCTGCCGCATGCGTTCGACGCCAACAAGCAGGTGATTGTCGATGCCAATATCGTGGGCATCGACATCTTCGGTCAAAATATTCTGGTGACCACGGAGGATCGGCCCTATGTGGTCGCGGGAATGGACCCCGGAACTCTGTCGGTGGAGCGGATCGACACCGGAGAAATGTGCCTGAACAAGCGGGGCATGGCCGACATGGGGGATTATGTGGTCTATCCGGCGCCTGTGGGGCTGGTGGCAATCGGGTTGGGGGTGAACAAAATTCTGACGGAGAAGATGTACACTCCGGACGAATGGCTGGCGCTGTCGCCGGCGACCATGCTGGGGGTTTGCCACCAAGGTAAATATTACGGATTTCACGCGACGGGGTGCATCATTATCGACCCGAAAGAAGAGCCGACGGTGATTACCGATACCACAGTGGCGACGGCGGCCTATTCGGATGGCACCGATCTGTTTCTGATGGTGGGCAACGATATTGTCAAGTGGCAGGGTTCTTCGACTAAAAAAACCTATTTGTGGCGCTCGAAGGTGGAGCGCACGCCGCTGGTGAATATGGGGCGGGCGCAGGTGTTCGCCGATGGGGCGTTGACGTTTCGGTTGTATGCCGGAGGCTTGCTGAAACATACGCAGGCGGTGACCGACAGCGGGGAGTTTCCCTTGCCGGCGGGATATCTGGCCGATGAGTGGCATGTGGAGATGGAGGGTTCGGCGACGGTGCGGGAATATGCCGTGGCGGAAACGTCGGAGGATTTGGCGTGAGTAATCTGGGAACTCCATCGAGCAAGGTCGATCCAGAAGTCGCACGGTTCTGGCGGGCGGTCAAGATGCTGATCGAGGGCAACGACCCGCTGGTACGGAACAGCGCGGTGACGGCGGCGTTGCGGGATTTGGAAGCGGGTTTGACGCCGACTCCGGGAATTATCCCGGCGCCGACGGGCCTGGTGGCGACGGGGCTGTTTGCCAAGATTCTGCTGGAGTGGAACGCCCCGGCGAATGGCGGTGCGTATATCACCGAGGTGTTTCGTTCGCAGACCGACGATCTGGGTAGCGCGGTGATGGTGCTGCGGGCACCGCCCAGCCTGAACATGGTGGTGGACGACACGCTGCCCGAAGTGGTGCTGGCGCAGACCTATTATTACTGGATTCGGTTTGCCTCGGAAACGGGAGTGAGCCTGTTCAACCAGGCGGCGGGCACGGCGGCGACCACGGCGGACGATCCGGCCTATGTGCTGGAGATTCTGGCCGGGGAGATTACGGCGAGTGAGCTGCACGAGGCGTTGACGTCGCGGATCGATTTGATCGATGCCGATGTGTCGGTGGAAAATTCGGTGGACTGGCGAGTGTATCAGGAAGCGTTGGCCCGGGCGGCGGCATTGACACAGGAGATTTCTGACCGCAACGACGCAATCCTGGTGGAAACCAGCAACCGGATTTTGGCCATTGCTCAGGAGGTGACCGACCGCGATGCCGCCATTGCCACCGAGGTATCGATTCTCGAAGGCGCCGATGAGGTAGAGGCGACCAAGCGGGAAACGCTTTCGGCGGTGGTAACCGGGGTCACCGATCCGACCGGGCTGGAACTTGGAGATCTGACAGCCGGCCTGATTTACGCCGAGTCGGCGGTACGGGCCAGCGATGTCTCGGCCGAGGCCAGTGCAAGGTTGACCCTTGCGGCGCAACTTCGGGGCAACTATACCGGTACCGATCTGAATAGCCTGGTCTCAGGCTTGGTTTACCAAGAGAAAATCGCCAGGGTAAATCAGGGCGATGCGCTGGCCTATTCCATCTCGATGCTGTCGGCGGGAGCCGGCGAACAGTTCGACACGGCGGTCATCTGGTTTTTCGATGAGGACGCCGAAGGGTGGACCGGTAGTTCGGCACCGGTGGTGGCTAATGGTATGATCAGGCCGGCAGATACGACCGACCCGGAGTTGATTTCGCCGACGGGGCTGGCGATTTTGTCGACGACCTATCGTCAGACCAAGGCGAGAATCAAGCAAACCGGTGCGCCGACCTGGGCGGGCCGACTGTACTGGAAGGCGACGACCGACGAAACCTGGGATGCCGCCCGCTCTCTGGCGATTACCGAACCGACGTTCGATCTGAATGGTTTTTCGATGATTACCTTTGATCTGGAATGGACTGGAACCATTGATCAGATCAGGGTGGATCTTTCTTCGGCGGTCGATGCGTCGAACTATTATGAGATCGATTGGATCGCCATTGGCCGGCCGTCTCCGGGGGCATCCTTTGCCGCTTTGAATGAGTTGGCTACCGCCAGTGCGCAGGCGGATGCGGCACAGGTAAGCCGGCTGGAAATCTTGGAAGCCACTGTCAATGACGGCACAACGGGTGTGATGGCCACGGCCAATGCGTTGGATACGGTGGAGTTGGTTGTCAATAGCGGCACCGTTGGTAATAATGCATTGGCGTCAACGCTTTCAGGGGTTTCGGCGACGTTAAGCCAAAACATAACTACAAGCACGGAAAATTCCATTACAACAATTAATAAACCGATCGGTGGTTCTTATTCGTTTTCGCCAACAATTATTGGGTGCCTAAAGATAACGCTTCCGCAGTCATGGACTGGAACAATGTTGAGAATGGAAATCGACATTGCCACAGCCCCTCCTGGGGGTGGAATATCTTTCAAGGTCTTCTGCGGGGGGTATAATTCTGCATCCGCATGGACTCGCGGCTTTGCTCAGATATTAGGTAATAAGAGTGGTTACAACAGGGTCCGGTTTGGTCATGATGGAACAAAATGTTGTATTCTGATTGGTGATGATGACAGCACCTGGATTCACCCGAGGGTTGTTGTCTCCAATTTTAAGGCGGCGTTTTCAAACTACACCTATTCGTTGTGGGGATCTGGGTGGGCAGTTTCTGTCGTTTCGGACTTAACCGGATATGCAATTTCGGCAGATTTTCCCGATGCATTACTGGATGCCGGAACAATTCTAAATCAAGGCGACTTGGCTACACTGGACCGCGCCGATCTTGCTTTCGAGGATGGTGCCGATGTCACCGCGACCGCAGCGGCGTTCACCGCGCTGGAAGCTCGGGTTGATCAGACCGAGGACGATATCACGGCCAATGTGGATTCAATCTCTACCCTGACCGCAACGATCAATGACGGCACCACCGGGCTTTCCGCCGCCCATACGGCGATTACCTCGCTCGACGGACGGGTCGATGTGGTCGAAGGTGTCGCGGCCGGCAATGCGACCGATATCGACAGCCTGGAGTTGGCAATCGAAAACCCGACCAGCGGGCTTGCAGCGGCGCATACGGCGATCACTTCGCTAAGTGGCGAAGTGGATACGGTTAGCGGCGTGGCTACGGGAGCGGCAACGGATATAGATGCGCTGGAACTGGTCGTCAACCACGCCACCACGGGGCTTGCCGCCGCGCATACCCGAATCACCACCTTGGATGGCGAATTGGATACGGTTAGCGGCGTGGCTACGGCCAATGCGGCGTCGATCGATCAACTGCAGATCGATGTGGATGGCAGCGCGGCGATCATTGCGACGGAGCAGCTGGTGCGGGGCACGACGGCCGGTCCCGACTGGTCGAGCCTTACGGTTTATGCTGTTGGAAAGGTCGTGCATCGAGACGGGGTTTTGTATCAGGCGATTGTGGCCAACACCGATCAGATGCCGCCGAATGCAACCTACTGGAAGGTGGTGACGGCCAGTCTGTATGCGCAGCATACGGTAAAGACCGATGTGAACGGCAAGGTGGCGGGGTTTGGCCTGGCGAACGATGGGGCGACCAGTTCGTTCGAGATTGTGGCGGACCGGTTTGCAATTTGCAATACGTCGGGCACGGGAACCAAGGTGCCGTTTGTCGTGGATGCGACCTATGGCGTCATTATGGATACGGCACTGGTTCGAAAACTGACGTCGACCAATATTCAAGCGGATGGAATCGGCGCAGACAGTATCAGCGTGGCAACGTTGTCGGCGTTGTCGGCAAACATGGGAACGATTACCGCTGGCACCGTAACTCTGAGTACAGGTGGATTCGTTAAAACACTCGGAACGGACGGCAGGTATTCCATCCTCAGTGGTGGAGACCTCAGTTTTTATGTCGGAGGATCTCTTTATAAAAACGTCAGAAGGGTTGTTGTTGGCGAGGCCGTGGATGCCGACACCATTACGTTTAATCCGGCGTTTTATACAACTCCCAAAATTCTGGTCGTCCCGAAGACCACGTTATGTTACGACCCGGCGTATGCTGCATCCCCTCAAAAATTAGAATTCAGAGCAGAGCTTGTCACGGTTTCCGGGTTTAAGGTGGTGGCTCGGCATCTTCGTCAAGGAACGGCCTCGGCGCAGACCGTTAACTATGCTTTTCCAGTAGCCGCGAACTCGGTGTACACCGTTCATACCACGGCGTCGAATTTAACGAGGGTCAACCTTACGATGTCCGGTGGAACCACGGCATATTACTGGGTTACAGAACCTGGGTATTGGTTGTACGGAACAACCCCTTGCACATTTAAAATTGAGTGGTCAATTTATGGCTCAGGTGTGTGGACCACGGCTTATTCAGCGTTAGCACTGGCAACATTTCACTCTGCGGATGGTATTATTTATACTGACTCACCCAGTACGTTTGAAGTTTTGTACTCAGTTAACCCTAATCGTTTTTCAATTAGGGTAACGAAGATTCCGTATTCATTTTGGGGGTATACGTCGGAGTACCCAGTTTGGCGCAGTGTATCTAGCACAACCGAAGTCGCTTCTTCCGTGCAGGGTACCGTTACCTATTTAGCTGTCGAGGGTTCCTAAAATGCCTACCCATATAGTTTACGATAAAGCAGCTAAAACTGTTTTGTCTTGCCTTATTATCCCTTTGAACAATACGTTCACGGTGGCCGACATATGCGGATTCATGGGGCTGGATTCGGAACTTTACGCCGAGCTTGTTATTGAAGAGTCGATAAATAGGTTCGATTTTTTAGCAAGCAAGTATATTTCGCAAGACGATAGTGTATGTGACAGGCCTTTATCTCAATCTAGTTTATCGGCTACAAGCGTGCAGGCGGATGGTATTGCCGTTGCTTTACTTAATTCAGCAGCAGGAACTCTTTTTATTAATGGTGTTTCGTATGTGGTAGACGAGGGATCACAAGAATTAACATTCGACACCCCGGGCGAGTACCAAATCCGACTGGAGTCTTTTCCCTATCTTCCGTTCAAGGCGGTGATTCATGCGTATTGACGTGGCGGTGCGGAACCTGGAGCAATTAAAGGCCGAGAAGCTGACCAAGGTTGACCGGCAATACCGGTTGCTGTGTGCCGGTATCCATCCGGATACGGGGGATCGGATGTGGATCGACTGCATCACTACCGCTGGGACGTTTCGCATGGATGCCGGCGAGAATGCCGCCGCAAAGATGTTGCTCGGGGTTCAGTTGACCGAACGCCTGGGTAGGTCGGAGATGGATAAAATCCGGGATTTTTATAATGCCGATCATTTGAACATCCCCTTGACGGTCGCTTCACAGATCATGTTGCAGCAGGGGGCACTGGCCAACGAACACTGGAAACGCAAGGGACAGTTGGTGGATGCGGTGAATGCGGCGACGACCAAAGCCGAAGTGCGCGCCATCGTTGTTTCGTTTTTTATGTAAATCCCCGCCTATGTTGTGCTATCTGTTCGTTATGATAACGAACGGTGGTTGCCATGGCATTTAGATGTTTTTCGGTGGGATCGGACTATCTGCGGTTTCTGCGCGAGGAATTGGCGGAACTGAAGGCCGATCCCGCTGAGGTTGCCGAGTTGATCGATTCGGGCCAAGGGGTGCTGCTGGTCTCTCCCGATGCGTTTATGGTGTGTCGAACCGACTGGCTGCCGGATGCCGATCCGATAATTTTTGTCTGGTTGTTTTATGGCCGAAGTAAAAAAACGCTGGAGCGGTATTGGCCGGTGCTGGAACGGCTCGGGGCCGAAGTCGGTATCCGAAAAGTTCAGTGTGTTTCTCGGCGGCGCGGCTGGGTGAGGCTGGGATGGACGATTACGGGGATGCTCGGGGATAGCGAATATGTTTTAGAGAGGGACATGAGTCATGGGAAGCAAGGGGTCGAGCAAGGTTAAAAATCCACCGCCGACGGCGTTGGAAATGGAACTGAGAAAGCAGAATGCCGAAACCTGGAACCGCTATCTCGATGATATGCGGGTTTTTGAGAACGAGTATCTGGCCGATCTGACGGTACCGACGGACGCGGAGAAAGCGTCGGCGACGGGAATAACCAATGCGGTGCTGACCCCTGAATTCGATGCCCAGACCAATCCCGCCGAGCTGAATGCGGGCGGGGCCCGTTTCGCCGGGAGTGTAAACACCTCGGGCATGGCGCGGGGAAATGCTACCGGGCGGGCCATGGCATCGGCGGCCGGCGCGGTGGATGATCGGCGATTGGTGCAGATCGGCAATGCGGTGGCCATGGGCCGGGGCCAAGCGACGGAAAGCACGGGTACGCTGTCGGATCTGGCCGGTCAGGAAGCGGGATACGCCAATCGGTTGACGTTGGACCGATTCAATACCAAGACGACAAACGCCAGTTCGAAGAATGAGGCTATCGGTACCGTGGCCGGGATAGGCATGCGGAGCTGGACGAAGGACGAGGAGGAGTGATGACGGGCGTAGATCGGCAGACCTATCTGAATACTTTGAACAACACGGCGGGATTGAAATCGTCCACGACGGACGAAACGGCGCTGGCCAAGGCTCAGTACGAGGACTATAAGCGCCGATTTCTGCCGATTGAAGACATGCTGATGGAGTCGTACGATAATCCGGCCATGATGACGACACGGCTGACCGATACCCGCGATTACATTGGCCAGGGATTCGACACGGCGGCGGGGATTAAGGACCGGACCCTGAGTCGTTACCAGGTGGGCATGGCGCCACAACAGCAGGCGCAGCAACAGCGAACGATGGGGTTGGTGAAAACGGCGGCGCTGACGGATGGAGCCAATGAGGCGCGGCGGGAAATGGCGCAGCGGGATGAAGAACTTTTATCCGGGGGCCTGACGGCGAACCGGGGATCGGTGGGTTATTGATGCAATCGCTGATAGGGATGGGCCGTTCGTACCAGAACCAGGCGACGGCGGGCACGCGAACGCAGTCCCGGTTGCAACAGAACCGGGAACAGTTGGGCGAAGCGATGCGGGATAAGGCTGCCGCCGCGCAGAAACAAAACCGAGATTCGATGGCGACAATCGGCGCTGGCATGGGAATGAAAGCCGGAGGAACCAAGGCCGGTGTGGCGTTAGCCGCAAAGGGTATGTCGGCGATGGGGATGGGGGCAACGACGGGAACGGCCACTGGCGTTGCCGCAGGAACCACAACGGGGACGGCGGCGGGAGCGACCACTGGCGTTGCCGCTGGCGCTGGAACAGGTGCGGCGGCGGGCACTGCGGCGGGTACGACTACCGGAGTTGCGGCGGGCGCCGGGACGGGTGCGGCGACGGGCGCGACGGCGGGGTCGTTTGTTGCTCCGGTGGTGGGAACGATTATCGGCGCCGCGGCGGGAATTTTGCTGTCGCGGTTTTTTTAAGCGGAGGGCGGTATGGCTCAAAATGTGTTGACCGGGCTCATGCAGGGGTACCAGTGGGCCGACGATATGCAGCGGCGCGATACGGAGGACAAGCGGCAGGAGCGGTTGGGGATGCAGGCCGAGGAAGACCGGGGGCGGCGATTGACGCGCGAGGCGAAGACGGACGAATATGCCGATCTGGTGACGGCGCGCCAGAAGCAGGAGTTCGAGCGAGCCGATCGAATAAGAAGTTTATCGGCCGTGCAGTATAAGGTCGAATCGGGGTTGGAGCTGACGCCAGAGGATCGGAAGCTTATCGATGATTCGATTGATGAACCTACCCGCAGGACGTTGGACCGTTTCGGCACGCCGGAAAAGGCGACGGAAGCATTGGGGCATATCGACAACCTGTTTTCGGCGATTTCAGGCGAGGGTGGCGATTATCAAGGCGCTATCGATTCGGCCAATTTTGTGCTGGGCGATTATGTCAACCGGGGCGAGGGCGGCACGGAAAAAAGGATCAAGCATGTGCTACCGTCGAAATCGGGCCGGGGGTTTTACCTGGACCTGGAAATGAAGGACAAGGACGGCAAATACAAGGTGGCACCGATGACGGCCGGGCGCGGCACGGCGGACACGGACGAGGTGAAGGAAGTGGACGGCGCCGAGCTGTTGCGGGCGTTGGGATATATGAGCCAATCGATTGAGTCGCAACTGGTGGCGCTGGGCGATCCGGGGGTGATGAAACGGATCGAAGAGCGCAAAAAGTCGAAGGCCGAGTTGGCGAAGGAAGAACGGAAGTTTAAGCGGGATCTTGAACTTGAAAAGATCAAGGCCGGAAGAAAAGGATCGGATCTGAAAACGTTTGGCAGCCCGGAAACGGGCTACTTTTCGTTTGACCCGGCCACCCAAAAAACCACCCCGCTGGTGGCTGCCGGCGGAGGCAAGCCGGAAGGTGGCGCGGTCGATTACGGCAAACTGCCGGCCGAGGCACAGTTGGTGGAATATTACAAAAACGTGCTGGGCATGACTTACGACGAGGCGGCCCAGTGGGTGAAGAACGGCAAGGGAAATCCTGCGGATCTGGCGATCAAGCTCTACGGAGAGTTGGCCGGTAATCCCATGAACCGCAAAATGTCGGACGATGAGCTGCGGCAGCAGGCGGTCGGCGCCGCCAACTTCTTTTTCGAGGAGTTTGGGGCGACCCGAAAAAAACCGGATGGGATGGCACCCGATGCGGGAGCGCAACCGATGACACTTCCGCCAAACAAAGAAGCTTCCGTTCCTCTCGATAGAAACATTGCGCTGGAGATTCTGAGAGAAGCCGGCGGAGACAAGGAAAAGGCGCGGCAGATCGCCAGGGACCGGGGGTACGCTCTGTGACGGATATTTTCGACCAACTGGAGGATGGGTCCGGTCTGGATATTTTCGACCAGATTGAAGACGAAATCAGGCAGGCCGACGCGAATCCCTTGGCGAAGTCCGGGACGCGGCAGGATGTCATGGGGTTCGCGTCTCCCGAAGAACAAGCGATGGCGCAGACGGTGCAACGGGTGGTTAAACCTGTGCCGGCGCTGGCGGCGTCGCAAGCGGTGCAGGGTGCCGGAGGTAAGATCCGGCAGTTCGGCGATACTTTGACTCAGGCAGAATTACTGGCGCGGATGCTGCCGATGCCGTTCAAGAGCCGAGCACCTTCCCCAACGTCCGCCCCGGCGGGAATGCGGATGGCCGAAGCCGGTCACCTGTTAGCGCGGGAGGGTCAGACGGTCGAAGGGGAGATTCAACGGTCGGAACCGTTGGAGCCCGGGTCCTGGGCCAATTCTATCCGCGGCGGCATGGCCAGTACCTACATGCAGGTGCCGAGCATGATTGCCGCCGGGCCGCTGGTGAAGGCCGGGCAGAGAGCCGCCGGGTTGGCGACTTCGTTGCTGCCATTGGGAGAAATCACCGGCGGTCAGAGTTACGAGAAATATCGGGAGCGGGGGTTCGACCCGGCCACGGCGAATGTTGGCGCCGGCGTGGAAGAGTTGGTGGAGGTCGGTACGGAACTGTTGCCGATGGATACCGCACTGTCGTTTGCGACTGGAAAAGCCAAGGCGGGGATTCGGGAACTGGCCAAGTTGGCGCTCAAGTTTAATGCTTCTGAATATTTTGGCGAGGCATTGGCCACCCTGGGGCAAGATGTCACCGACAAGTATCTGTCCGACCCGAAATTGACGCCAGAACAGCGGCAGCAGATGGTCGACGACTATTTCACTCGGGTCGATTCGCGAACCGGGATGACCGAGGCTTGGGCCAATTTCGAGGAAACCATGCGGGCCACGACGGTTCAAAACCTGTTGATGCAGGGAGGCGCCGGCATGGCTCGATTGGGTGCCGAAAGCGCCGGACAGGAAACCCCTCTGCCGGCTCCGCCACCAATAGTTCGGCCTCCCGTAGTCGAGCCGGCTCCGCCGCTATCCCTGCCGGCTCCGGCGATTGCCGTGACCCCGGAAGGAACGGCGGTCACCTCGCAACAGATGACCGGGTTGGTAAATCAGGGGCTGGCGACGCAGCGGGGAGGAATGAGCCCGGCGCAGATTGCCGAGAGCCGCCAGAAACTGGCGGCAGGGCCATTGCGGCCGTCGGTTGACGTGACTCCCTCTCGTGTCCCTGCAATCGCCGAAGCCGAATTGGAACTGACCGCCGATGAACTGGCGTTTCTGGATGAAGTGGATGCTTACAACCAACGGGGAGGTGCAAATGGTTTGTCCAGCGTGCAACAAGAAATCGGCGGGGCGGCGCAAGAAGTGCCCGCAGTGCGGGTTGATGATCAAGCGGATCAGGGGCAGCCTGAAACGGTGGATTCGGGGGCGGTAGCCAAGAAGGGGAACGCGGCGCGGGATTGGGACCGGCTGGAAGAGATGGCGGCGGAAACGCCCGTTGACGTGCGGGCACACGAGGCGGCGACATCTCCGGCCAACGACCTGCCGCAGCCGACGGAGGCTCAGGCGAAGGCTGGAAACTACAAGAAGGGCCACGTGTCCCTGCATGGCCTGGATATTTCCATCGAAAACCCGAAGGGCTCGGCGCGTTCGGGAATCGACCCGGGCGGAAAACCCTGGTCGGTGCGGATGCCGGCGCATTATGGCTATGTGAAGCGGACCACGGGAGCCGACGGCGACCAGGTGGACGTCTATGTCGGGCCGAACCCGGAGAGCTCCAGGGTGTTCGTGGTGGATCAACTCGATCACAAGACGGGCAAGTTTGACGAGCACAAGGCGATATTGGGCACGGACAACCGGGCGCAGGCCGCCAGCCTGTACCGCGCCGGATTCTCGGACATGAAGGGGAGTCAGCGACTGGGAGCGATGACAGAAATGTCCGTCGAGCAGTTCAGGGGCTGGCTCAAGGAGGGGAACACGGCCAAGCCCCTGGGCGGAACGCTGCCGCCGCCGGTCGCGGCAACGGTTTCGCCAGAAGCAGTGCCCGTTGCGCCGGAGGAGATCTCCTCGCGCCTGAACCTGGTGTCGACCGGAAAGAAGCGGGGCGGGGCGCCGATCTATGCGGCGCGGAACATTGATTCCTCGATTCGCCAGACTCTGACGGAGATGCGGCAGGAGATCGCCGAAAGCGAATCCGGATTCAGAATGGCTGTCGGTGGTGGCATCGGAAATGGAGGAACAGCCGAAACGGTGGCGTCTCCGTCAACCTTTCCGCAGTATTTTCAGAATAAAGGATTTAATAAAAACGTGGCGCTGGCGGCGATTGACCGCTATCTTTCGGGTAAGGGAATTACCAGCGGCAAACAGGGGCTGGGCGGGCAGGCGGCGACCCTGGTGGATCTGGTGGCAGCCAAGCGTAAGTTGGATGCCGAGAAGTTGCGCGGCGAGCGCCTGCGGCGAATTGAGGAACGGCGGGCCGAGGCGGAGCTGTTCGCGGTGGACGAAGCGGCGAAGGCCGAAAGCCTGTCGCTGGCGAAAGAGTTGTATCCCCACTTGACCGACGAGGAAGCGGCACGCCTGTTGCGT